TGTTTTGATGTCTGTCCTACAGTTGTTAAATTTCCAAACGCTTGAACTCTTTGTGAAGCCAATAGGATGTTTGAACTATCGATCCCTTCAGATTGATCCCAAAAACCGAACGCGAAATATTGTCCAAGGCCTAAGCTATATTCTATCTCGAAGTCTACCAACGTCAAGACCGGGAAAGTGACCCCATTGCTTAAGCTCTCTACGAAATTTTGTAAACTATAACTCTTAAAATCAGGCCCATTGAAATTGTAAAGTATTTGAAATTTGAAGGGTAACTGTTGTTGACCCGACACTTGATCTCCTACTATTGATCTAGGCTCCGTCAGAGTCTGCCCAAGTGTTTCGCCAGACACTGGAGATATTTGATTTGAGCTCATTTGATGTCGCTTGTATTATTTCTGGATTTGTGATGTTCGAAAAATCCCAAGTATTTTGGATGTCCTGGGCTAATTTATCCCCAGCAAAAACATCTCTTGCAAATGCGTTTAAACCTTCTACACTCACTTTGTCTGAGAAAAACTCTGCTTTAAACTGGTCTATCTTCGGCCACCGGAATCCTTTCCCAGTGACTTTCTTCATGTTGAAGAACTCATTCGACATTAACTGTTGTGCTGTTTGTTGGTCTTCTGTCAAAACGTCCACTAACTGGTCACCCAGTTGGTAGATTGTCATCCATTCTAACAAATACCCCGTGAATACATCGTCGAGTTTGCCCCTTTCTTCATTTATTAGTAATCTTCTATACAACAAGGTTGGTTCTTTAAAAGCTCCCACTGGTGTCAAACACATTGATGCCAGTGTGGGAACTGGAACCCAAAATAATTTCTCTTCTGAGTGATCGTATTGACTTAGTTGATCCCACTGCGGATTGTCTGGGTAGGTTTCAAACCATACCTCGTCATCTCCGGTTGCCGCGTAAGCAGCTCCATAGGGAATCGAAGTTTTTGTAAATCTCCTTGCTATCGTTTTGAAAGTATTAATGAGGTATGTGAATATCTCCCCACTAAAAGTTGCAAATGCATGAACTCCCAGCTGCGTCCTCACGGTCGACTTTGACTCCCAAAATAGCTCTATTAAAGGAGCTGGGATCGAATAATATTCCATCAAAGCGGCGAAGCCTGCTACTGTGTTGTGATCACAATTTGCGTCAAAACCCGTTATATCACATTCCCAGCCACCTTTCTTCGCGTACTTTTGTGACCACGAATTGAGGTCTGAAAATGTTTTCTTCACATGTAGATAAATGTTTGGAGGACAATCAGCTAATATTTTGTCCAGCAAATAAATACCCACCGGACCCATCGCGAACAAATATGCGTCACCATGCAGTAGTATCGTTTGCAATGGTTTTGCTTTGGGTGGTAAGTCATCCTTCATCTTCAACTGTGCTTTGGCTGTCAACCAATTTCCAAAATCTGGTTCAGCTCTGTTTAGAGATCCTTTCTTCATCGCTTGGGACCTCTCTGCTCTTCGTTGATCGAACCTCGATATACACCTCTCAAATTCTACTTCGTCGAATGGCTCCATTTCCTTGCGTAATCCGAAAGCTCTTTTGAACCCTTCGAATAGGGCAGGACCGAACACTTTTGTTTCTTGATGCCTCAATCGCTCATTTTCCTCCAGCGTCGAAAATACGATCCTTTGTGACACCCCAGCTCGAAAGGCTGCGTAATCATCTCCCTTTTGGAGCTGACCGTAATTCATCAATTTTGGGTCAAACCTCAATGGATTTTCTGCATCATCTCGAGTTTCCAACTCCTCTCGCACTTTCTTCAGGTCTACAGCAGTTCTTTTCACCTTCTTCATCTTTTTAACCAAATGTTTGAATTCCGGTGTTTTGGATAGCGCTTTCACTATTGCGTCCGCGTCAGCCCTTAACTGGAACGTATCAGGAAATTGTGTTGAGTAAATCTCCTTGTAGTTCAACTCTCTGGTCGTTCTCTCCATCACTCTGGCCTTTTGAGTTTCTATCCAATTTGATCTGGATTCTATTGGCAAATGTGTGCGTAGCTTCGGCTGCTCAATAACTCCCTCAGGCATCAACGCTTGCTGTGGTTCAAAAATGGGGATTGCTGTTACGTTCGTAAAGAACTGAAAAGCATCTTTATATGCAGGATCTTCTCTCGATAAATTCATGTGACCCACTTTTGTAGGTTCGTCAGGATTCACGTGAGATACTATTGTCTCCCATTCTCTTTCTCTGAAATTCGGTATTCTCATCAACTCTTTAAGATTCCTCACCTTGTCGGGAGGACCAGATAACACCCTCCTCACTGTCGCAGGTAATTCTCCGA